TAGATAAATACCCACTTCGATCCACTAAAGATAAAACAATTAATCACATATTAATGCACGGTGATACCTTAGAATACCCCTTCCCCTTACAAGGTTATTAATAAGATAGTATATAAGGAATTACTGATATAGAAGACCCCTCCAAACCCTTTGTGAGAACTTAGCCACCCACGGAATCCCACCTCTATATAAAATTCAAGTAATTCCATATTATGTTTCACGGATTGTTTCACGGGCTCTAGTCATTACTAGTTAATGAGAAGGGTTATCATTTGGGCTCTAGACATATTATATTATTTTACTATATTTATCAATTAGTTTTTAAAGTTAGGTATTTATAGGGTATAATCAATAGTATGTTTATACTAAACAGGTACATACCCAGGTTCAACCTCTCTACTACTACTTAGGTAAAGAGCTGGTAGATACCCTGGTATAGTCTAGACATACCTAGATTAGACTAGGTTAGTCTAGACTGACCTTAGGTATACTAACTAGTATAATAACTAAGGTTAGACTAGAATGACTAGGTATAGGGTATTGGTTGTAGTGTAGGTGTAGTAACCTTATTAATTTAGTTTTTAAAGTTATAGTTAACTAGGGTATAATATTATTTATGTATATATTATTTTATAATAAATTATGAAGACTGGTCAAGAAGTTAAGGCTCAAGATAAGAAAGACTTAGAGGAGCTTAAGAATAAAGCTAAGTATGCTGTGGCTGCTGAGACAGGTAAACTACCTAGTGATGTAGTTATTAAGGTAGAAAAGAAGAGAGGTAGACCTAAGTCTGAATATAGAACTGCTGGTGGTAAGAAGACTAGAGGTGCTCACGGTAAGAAGTATACCCCTACTGATGATGATTATGGTAAGGTAGAGGAAATGGTCACAATAGGATTGGACCAACACACTATTTCTAAGATAATGGGTTGTTCTAATGCTACATTATCTAAATACTATAAGACCACTATGGAAGTAGCTAGAGAGAAGAGAACTGCTAGTGTAGCAGGTGTGGCTTATAAGATGGCTATGAGTGGTGAGTCTGCTAGTATGACTACATTCTGGCTTAAGACACAGGGTGGCTGGACACCTAAGCAACATATTGTACACGAAGATAGAAACTTTGATATCAGTTGGTCTGAGGATGAAGAGGATATAGCTGATGCTAACAGAAGAGAACCTACTATCCAGTAATGCAGGATAAGAGGGAGGAGAAACGTAAAGGGATTGTAATACCTTATACGCCCAGAGTATTACAAGCAAAGCTACACAATGAGTTAGCTAGATTTAATGTTGTAGTTTGTCACAGAAGATTTGGTAAGACTGTATTTGCTATTAATCAAATGATTAAGTCAGCTATACAAGACTTACAGTTAGGTAAGAAAGCACCAAGATATGCATACTTAGCACCGCTATTTAAGCAAGCTAAGACTGTAGCTTGGGATGAATTAAAGAGATTGTTGTATGATTTCCCAGATGTTAAGTTTAATGAGGCTGAGCTAAGGGCTGACTTTATGGGTGCTAGGATACAGTTATATGGTGCTGATAATCCAGATACTCTTAGGGGTATATACCTTGATGGTGTCATCTTAGATGAGTATGCCCAGATGAACCCTAAGATGTATAGTGAGGTTATAAGACCTGCACTATCAGATAGGAAAGGTTGGGGTATCTTTATTGGTACACCTAAGGGTAAGAATGAATTCTATGATATTTACCACACAGCTAAAGAGAAGAAGGGCTGGAAGAGATTCTTATTCAAAGCATCTGAGACTGGTATATTAGATGATGAAGAATTAGAGATGGCTCAGCAAGATATGGCTGAGTCTGAGTTTGAACAAGAGTATGAGTGTAGTTGGTCTGCAGCACTGAGAGGTGCATATTATGCCAAAGAGCTGGAAGCTGCTTATGATGAGCAACGTATAGGTAAAGTACCTTATGACCCATCTAAGCAGGTAATAACAGCCTGGGACTTAGGGGTATCTGATAGTACCTCTATATGGTTTGCACAATATGATGGTAAGGCAATTAACTTAATTGATTACTACGAGAACTCTGGTGAGGGATTGCCTCACTATATTGATTTATTAAATCAGAAAGGTTATAATTATGGTGCACATATAGCACCACACGATATTGTAGTAAGAGAATTTAGTACAGGTAAAAGCAGGAAAGACTTAGCATATAGCCTAGGTATTGAATTCCAAGTTGCACCTAAGTTAAAGGTTATGGATGGTATTGATACTGTCAGAACTACCCTTAATAGATGTTGGTTTGATGAGACTAAGTGTCAGAAAGGTATAGATGCTTTATTACAGTACCGTAGCTCTTATGATGATAAGAAGAAGATTTGGAGTCAGAAACCAGTACACGACTGGACTTCACACGCAAGTGATAGTTTCAGATATTTATGTAATACAGAGGTAGTGTTCACAGGGAACGACTCTGCTTGGAGTAAGGAATTACCTAAGCAGGATTTAAGTTGGGTAATATAATAGGAGAAGGGAATGAATCCGAAGTGGCTAGAAAATAAGATTATTGAGATGTCAGAAGACATTAGAGAACTAAAGGAATTGCTGAGAGCAGTAGCTAAAGCACCAACTAAAGGTACAAAGTAAATATGAAGATGACCAAGAGAGAACTAGCCGCCCACGTAGAACAAGAGATTCAAGGTGCTCTTGGCTATGGTGATGGTAAACTAACTCGTCAGCGTACTGATGCTATGGATAGATACTATGGTAAGAAGTATGGTAATGAGCAAGAAGGTCGTTCTCAAATTGTCACACGAGATGTTGCTGATGTAATCGAATGGATTATGCCAAGCCTAATGAAGATATTCACAGGTGGTGATAAGGTAGTACAGTTTGAACCTCAAGGTCCTGAAGATGTAGAGATGGCTAAGCAAGCTACTGACTACACTAATTATGTTATTATGAAACAGAACCCAGGCTTTAGTATTATCTATAGCTGGTTCAAAGATGCTCTATTACAGAAGAACGGAATTGTCAAGCACTTCTGGGATGACACTACAGAAGTAACAAGAGAGGAATATAAGAACCTCACAGAAGAAGAATTTACTTCACTACTTATTGATGATGATATCGAAATAGTAGAGCATACAGCAAATGGTACAGAGGAATTAGTTGAGGGTCAATTACCACAACCTATTACTCACGATGCTGTAGTTAAAAGAACAAGAGAGAGTGGTCAGGTTTGTATTGAGCCTGTACCACCAGAAGAATTCCTAATTAATAAGTACGCAAAGGGAATCGAAGATGCAAGATTTGTTGGGCATAGAGTCAAGAAAACTAAGTCTGAGCTATTAGCACAGGGCTATCCTAAAGCCAAGTTGGAGAGAGCATTCTCTGCACAAGAAGCTGAATGGAAGTCTGAGAGATTAGCCAGGTTTGATTATGATGGTGACTCTAGTTATCCTAATGGAGATATTGATGATGGTGTTTGGGTAACTGAATGTTATATCAGGGTAGACTTTGACAACGATGGTATAGACGAATTAAGAAAGATAACGAAGGTCGGAGATGAACTATTAGATAATGAGGCTGTGGACAGTGTTCCCTTCTCCTCCCTTACACCTGTTCCAATGCCTCATAAGTTTTATGGTTTGAGTATTTATGACTTAATCTCTGACCTTCAACTAATTAAGACTACCTTAATGCGTAACTTGTTAGACAATATGTATCTAACAAATAATGGGCGTTATGAAGTAGTCGAAGGTCAAGCCAACTTGGATGACCTTATGACCAGCAGACCTGGAGGTATTGTAAGAGTACGTACACCAGGTGCTGTGTCACCACTAGCTACTCCACAGCTAGACCAGAACTCCTTTAATATGCTGGGCTATTTAGATAGTATTAGAGAAGAAAGAACTGGTGTTAACAAGAACAGTATGGGTATTGGAGATGGTGGCTTAAAGTCACACCAAACTGCTACTGGTGTAGCACAAGTAATGACTGCAGCACAACAGAAGATTGAATTGATTGCTAGAGTATTCGCAGAGACAGGTATGAAGGACCTTGCCAATAGTGTGTACCAACTTATACAGAAGTTTGAATCGCCTGAGAAGATTGTCAGACTAAATAATAAGTGGACTACTTTATATCCTGCTGAATGGAAAGAGAAGATGGACTGTACTGCACAGGTAGGTCTAGGCTTTGGTAATAAGGATATGAACCTTATGCACTTAGGTCAACTAGCTCAAACTATACAGATGGTTGCACAACACCCAGCTGCTGGTATGATGATTAAACCTAAGAACGTATATAACTTAATTGCTGAACAGATTAAAGCTATGGGTATGAAGAACGTAGAGGACTTCATTACAGACCCAGGAGACCAAGAACCACAACAACAAGGTCCTAGTCCAGAAGAACAAGCTAAGCAAGCAGAGATGCAACTTAAGGCAGAAGAACTTAAGATTAAGATGCAGAAACTACAAACTGAGTCAACTCTTAAACAGAGAGAGATGGAACTAGATGCACAACTAGCACAGCAAGAGCTTGAACTTAAAGCATCAGAAGCCCAAGTTGATATGCAAATCAAAGCACAAGAATTAGAAATTAAGAAAGCAGACTTAGCTCTTAAACAACAAGAGTTAATATTAGAGAGGGAGCAAGGAAGACCAGTGGCTATTGGTCCAACATAAGAAGGAGAA